TTTTGTTTTGATAAGTATTTTTCTAAAGCTTGTTTTTCGTGAGCCAAAGAATCTATATTTAATTTTAATGCAGTATTTTTTAACTCAATTTCTTTTTCAAGATAATCAATATTGTTTTGCATTGTGTCGATTAGATTTTCCTTTTCTTTTACCCAGTTTTCAATACTGATTTCATAGTCTGTTTTTCCTTCCATTTTGATAAGTTTTTAAGTTATTATTTTAAAACGTAAATATAATAAAAAAACCGATACAATTACGTATCGGCTTAATTCTCCTTTCTTTTAAATTATTAACCCCCAATATTCGCTCTGTAAGTTGCAAAAATATCAACTCCATCAACTGAATAAATGTTTGCCAAAGCATCGTAATCGATAACTTCCTGTCCGTCAATTTCCAATTTGTAAGCTGTACAGGTTAATTTAGAAGTTGCTTCAACATTGTCGTGTTGCTTGTAATTTCCAGCAGGGAAGTTTTTCGCCTGCACCGTCAAATATGCTACACACGGAACTTCAGCAACTAATCCGTTTGAATCGTGAGTTTCCAACGAACTACGAATTTGTAGCTTCATTGCTTTTCGTGGGTCAGCAAATTTTTTCAAAACATCTGCATAAAACGCATTCCATTTTATTGTTGCCTCCAATTTGTCAATTCCTGAGAATAATTCGAATTTACCAATCATACCTAAAGCCTTATGCTCCGAAAGCATAAATGTAATATCTGGTAAATTTACCTCCTCCGCTTTTCCAAGCTGTGAAATACCGTCAACGTACACGTTGGCGTTTGTCAATCTGTTTACTTGTATCTGTGGCATGGCTTAAACGATTTGAGTTAGTAAATTAATGTCTAAATAAGACTTGAATGTGATTCTTTCGGCTGGAGTTGGGCCCATAAATACAAGATCAAATGTTACGTGTCCAGCAGCTAATTCTTCAGCAGGATTATCAGCAGGGTTGTAAACACATTTTGAACCAGATAAAACAGCACCACGACCAATTAAAGTTCTGAAAAAACCGTTTGCCGTGTCTCTGATAGCATCGATTGTAGCCTGATTAATCGGGCGGTCAATAAATGGAAGCATAGCTTGCTCTAAAGATTCGTGAACAATATCCGCAATTCTACGAATTGGAATAAAATTTTTCGGGTCTGTATTCGTTGGAAATGCAGCCGAACGATTGCCCCAGGTTCTTGTTCCTGTTCCGTATCCTGTGAAAGTAGTTGTTATACCTTTTTCATTCAACAAATTAGCTTCTGTTGAGGCATCATTAACCGAAGCGGTAACTATGTACTCAGTTCCTACAATTCCCTGAATAGCGTGATTTGATGGTGAATTCCAGTAACCAAAATTCAAATCATTGTATGAATAGATTCCTGCCATGAACTGAGAATATGGAACATTTATGTTGGAATCCGAATCAGCATCATAAACCTTCAAATGGGGTTGTAGTAAATGCCCTCTGTAACTATCAGTTTTGAAGTTTATGGTAGATGCGGGACCACGTCCTGCTATTCCTTGGGACACGGTAGTGCCTAACGGGGCGTCAATCAATGCGATAGCACGATATTTTTCAGCCAATGCGATAAATTCAGTCGCTACAGCTACTAATTCAATGTAAACAGGAGCGATTAATATTTTTGGAGTAAAACCAAAAGTATTAAATACTAATTCCAAACATTTTGAACCAGTACGAACACCAGCGGTATTTGTTCCGATTATTTGAGCCGAAGTAACTGTTCCTGTATCTAAAATCTTGAAACTAAATTTCAAAATTAAGTCTTCAGCAGCTACAGCAGACAAAGCCGTGAAATTACCGAAGGCATCAATAGTGTAATCTGTTCCAGAAACGCCTGCAAATGGAGTAGTTCCGTCCTCATCGAAAATAGTCACAGCACCGATAGGAGCAGCAGACAATTTCAATTTACCGTTAGTGATTGTTTGGGACTCCAAAGTCACTTGCTCGGTATTTGTTGTACTGTTGAATGTATTTACGACAATTACCGTTGCTGGTCCTTGTTTAAAAATAGCATCCAAAGCCTGAGGAATCGTAAAACCTGGCAATTGTTGTCCAAACTGGACAGCATCGTTTGGTGACAAAACCAAAATAGGTTCGTTTGCAGTTCCAATTGGAGCAAGTCCAACCAGTGCGATAACCGAGGATTTAACAACCTGAACAGGTCGTGCGCCTTGGTCGATTTCTATGGTTTCGACACCATGTAAATAGTTAGCTGCCATATTTGTTTTTTAAATGATTAATTTATTTTTGTATTTTTTTTCAGAATATTATTCCGTAATTTCAATGGTGTTGATTTCTCCATCTGGCTCGTCTATTGTAGTTATTTTTTTAAGAATCAAACTTAAATCTTCCGTAAAATCTTCAACGTGTAATGCTGTGGTTTGAAAAATTACGTTGTAATTCCACATATTGTTTATTTTTTCAGCGTTTTCTCCTCCTATAGTGTGATGCTTCGTAACCTGCATTCTTCTGCATCCTGAAGGCTGAAAACCTGTAAGTGCTTTTTTCAAAACACTTGCTAAATTGTAAACTCCTAAGTTTCCACGCAAAAATGTACTTTCGATTAAAACCTGAATAAAAATCTTTTCTTCTTGTGAAATTTGGGCAGTACTTAGTGGACTTGCGTATTCAGAACCTGCGTAAATTACGGTAAACTTTGCTTTTGTAGGCAATGGCACTTTTCTATCAGCCTCCAATTCAGGAAGTTTTTCGACTGTGATACCGACCGTTAAAAACGGTGATAGTCTTGCCACGATTTCGGTCTCTAAAGTTTCGTAATTCATTTTATTAAAGCGTTGCGTGACGTAATCGAGCTACAAATGTTTCTCCGTCAAATTTAGTTCTAACCTCGGCTACCGCAAAGTATCCAATACCTTCGATTGTTACAAATTCAGGTAGTCCGTTGTCAACCCTTGATTTAAGATTTTCAAAGAATCCAACTCGATATTCCATAAACGGTTCGTCTGGATGCCAAGAATCAATTCCTGATAATTCTTGCTTTTCTGACGGGTCTTTATAACCGACTCTAGCGGTAAATGTATCTGACTCACTTATCCATGTTGCGTTGTAACCCATTGTATTGGTAATTACATCGAAAGTCTGTTTTTTAAGTGAGTCAAATATATTCATTTATCGTGCTAAAAGAACGTTAACAGTTGCATCACCAGTCAATGCAGCACTATGTGCATATCCTAAGAATACGTTAGAACCAACAGTAGTTGTTGCAACTCCAGCAGCAATATATAATTTTGCTCCAATAGCAGGAGCAGAAGCATCTTTTGCGACAGCGTAAACACCGTCAAGATTTACAACAGCGATTTCGCCAGTAGCATAAGTACCCGCTGAAACCCCAGCGGTCGCTCCAACGGTAACAATACTACCAGAGGCAATATCAGCACCAGCAGTAACCAGTATAGTTTTTCCTTTTTCTACAAAATTTTTCATTTTATATATTTTTTAAAATTAATTTATCGTTTTAAAAACAGAGGCGATATTTAAACCGCCTCTATATTTTTTCTACTATGCCGGTGCAGCTCCGTTGTTACGGTATAAACCTCTCCAGTCTAAAGCTTTTGCAGCAAAAATCAATCTTGCTTTAACTTCTAAGCCATCGATATTGAAACCTTCTCTTTGGTCGATAAATAACTCTTCTTCTCCTGCAAGGAAAGAGTATTCTACCGTATCCAAGCTTGCTGGATCAGCAGCTAAGAACCATTCGTAATTTTCAATCTCAGCATCAACAACTAGTGTTAATCCAGTCAATGAACCTACAGGCGTATCAGATTGTTTTGTTGCAACGAAATTAACAGAAGTTAATTTTTGAGCTAAAAACTCGTTCTTTGGCCCTACAATTAAATACTTTGGTTTTAAGTTTAACTTATTACCAGCAGCATCTTTTTGTTGTCTGAAAGATGTATAAGCAGCTGTTAAACTTACTTCTGATAACGCAGTACCTCCTGTTGTTTGATTTGCAGCAGTTCCAACGAAGTTATTATGAGCAGCAGAAAACAATGCGTTACCGTCTCCCATTACTGAGAATCCATTTGCTAATAACATTGAATAAACAATGTTTGATTGCAATCTTGCAGCAGATACAGCAAACGCTTGCGGAATTCTATCGAATGCTGATAAATCATCATTGATAATTGCTTCCCAAGTAATACCGATAATTTTTCCGTATTTAGCAAGTTTGTAAGACTCACCATTTTCAGAAAATGTACCGTATTTGTACTCAGCACCTTCTTTAACTTCTTCCAGGTTACCCAACATTTCAGATAAACGAACACGTGTAACGGCTCTAAAATCATTCATTGTTGAACGTCTTGCCCAAGAAGTAAATGTACGTTCTTGAATAGCGTATTGCGCTAACAATGTACGGTTAACTGTGTCCATTAACAATAATGGAAAATCAGTTGTGTGGTGCAATCCACGGATTTTGCCTCCAAGTGCAAAGGTTGCGATTTCTTTGGAAGACATACCAGCAGTACGAACTCCTGAACGAATCAATGATTCCTCAGCAAAACGAAGTAAATTCATTCCTCTGAATTCGCTTGCAGCTCTTACGTTTTCTTCACCCATAACAGATGCAGCACGTGGATCAACTCTTAAAACAAGTGCGTTTGCCATTGCTGAACGAGTTTTTTCCTTGTCATCCTGAACCTGTGCAACAGTTGGATTTGGGTTTGCTGGTTGCAATTTTTCCCACTCTACTAAAGCACGTTGTCCAGCTGTAGCAAGGTCAATGTTTTCTTCAATTAAAGCATCGGCAATAGTCTGAGGAAGCCCTAAAGCTCGACAGTGTGCCGAAATACCTTTGATACGCGCGCGCTCTTCGGTCGCAGCTGCCGAACGTGTTGCGTTTTCCTTGGCTTTTCTTTCCAATTCCAAAGCAGCTTTTTCTTCTTCAGTCATTTCGTTGTTATTTAGATTAATATTTTCTTTTTGTTCTTCTATTTGTTTTTCAATAGCTTCTTCAATTTCTTCAGTAGCTGGTTCAATTTCGTTTATAACAACCTCATGTTTTCCATCATCTGAACGTACACGGCTGTTTTTATCTGCCTGTACAGGAACGAATGAAATTTCCGTTGCTTCCCATTTAGTAGCCTTGTAAACTGGTTTTGAACCTTCTGAACGTGTAACCTGATACTCATATACATTATATCCAACAGATACGCCTGTAATGATTTTATCACGCACTTTGTTCATTAAATCGGTATCGTTTTCTGAACTTCCAAAACGAATTTTCGCAACTCCAACCCCGTTTTCAAAACGAGCATCTGAAACAACTCCAACAACGTTTTCGGCTGTACTTCCGTATCGGTTATGATTATCCAAAGCGGGTGCGCCAGCATTTAAACGGCTTAAATCTCCGTTTTCTGGTTTACAAATTAAAACTTCGTCAACCATTTCGTAAGAATCCCAGTCAAATGTTCTCACGGCTGTTTCAGTAGCAAAAACTACTTCTACGGTTCTGTCCGCTTCATTGAAACTTTCAGCTTTAAACTCAGCACGTGTGCGCTGGTTTGGCATTTGGACTATTTTTTTAGTTTCTGGCATAATATTTTATTATGTGTTAGACGTGTTTTTAGTCACACGTTTTACGTTTTACAAATATATAATTTTTTTCAATTACACAACGGTTTTTGTATTTATTTTTTAGACTGGTTTTTATTCTGATTTGCAGTAGTCTCAGGAACTTCAATTTCAGCTTCCTGAATTATCCATTCAACATTAATTCCAGCTTCTTCAAACATCGTTTTATCGGCTTTCATTTGTTCTAATAATGTATCAGGATTATAACCTCTGCGCTTGCAGGCTTCCGTCCACGAAACTAAGCCAGATTTAAGCTCTAAAATCAAACCGTTCATTTCTTTAACAGGATCAATCATTTCACGTCCTTGTGGTGTCCATTCAGCACCTGCATTTTTAGAGATAATCATTTTAATTTTTAAGCCTTCAATAAACCAAGACCAGATTTTATCACAGAATTGAGGAATAAACATATTGTATTGCCAGTCTTCAATTTGTCTTTGCGCTTCAATCCAACCCATACGACCGCTAGAGAAATTTACATTTCCCATGTCGCCTGTAAGTTGTTCGTAAGTAATACCGTAACCAGCAGCATTTTTTTGCTGATTTTTAGAAACGTATTCAGAAAAACTTGAAGGTGTTGGTGGATTATTGAATGTTACAGTTTCACCAGGAGCAAGACGTTCAATAATTCCAGGTTCCATTCTGTCAATTTCCTGATGCGTATCAGTTTCTAAGTTTCCTAATCCGTCACCTGCTTCCTGCTTAGTTGTAAAGGCCACGTGACAAGCAGCAACTTTTTGAAGCATTAATTGCGCATCTTCATAGTCTGATAAATCACGCATTGATAACATTGCAGACGTTCCGAAAGGAACGCCACGAACTTGCTCCGGAAATTCCTTATAAAACACATGAATCATATCATCAGAAGAAACGAATTTCGGTGCTAACTTCATAGTATATTCGTTATTCGGATTATGGTCAAAAACCCAATATCCAACACGTTTTCCTTGTGAATTAAATTCAACACCTTGTACCACGTAGTTTCCAGCACGTTCAGAAATCATATAAGAATTTTTCGTGTGGTCAACCATGTGAGGCGCAAGTACCTGCAATTTAATAGGGTGTCTGGAATTTGCATCCCTACGCTTTAAAATAAAAACTTCTCCCTGCATAGCGATATTACGCATACACAGAGATTGCAGTCCATACAATGTAAAGAATTCATCAAAGTCACAATCTTTGTATTCAGCCCAAGCTTTCCATTCGTCTTTTATTCTTTGAATTTCGTTCTTTGATAAATTAGCGTCTGATTTTACAGGGGTTGGCATGATACCAGTACCGATAACATTATTCTGAATAGTTCTGATTGCTTTGAAAACCGAAGGATCATTTTTGTATCCATGAATAGAACGTTCACGAAGTATTTTTAACGACTTCTGAATGTCGTTATTAGCGTTTTCGGTTGTATTGTATGGTGCCCATCCGTCACCACGACGACTTTTGGTCGCTCCATCGTAAGCACGAACGCTGGAATTAATGGTTTTTTCTATAGCCCTGTACTTGGCACGTTCAGCACCTTTTTTAGGGTCGAATATCGAAATTATCTTATCTACTGCATTCATTATCTACATCTGTTTGTTCCTTTCGAAAAACTAGCGTATTTTCGTCCGTTATTAGTATTTTGTTCAGGAAATAGGCAATTTTTCATCATAATTTGCAAGCGAATCATATCGTCTAACGAACGATATTCAACCTCTTTATCGCCATACTTAACTTTCAAAGCTCCTGATGCGATAGCATCACTCAGGGTTTGATATTGCAATAATGTATATTGTGTACACGCCATAAGATAAATTTTTGTAAATATATGAAAAAAACCGTGAATTATTTCACGGCTTGAATTAAATTAAAAACATGATCTAATTTTATTTGGTCATACCATTGCAAATCAGACACGTCAACTATTATATCTTCATTTATTATTAAATCTTTTATTTTTGACAAAGAAAACCATTTACGACTTATCCAATACCCAAAACAATTATTGTTGTTTTTCAATTCTAAATGTTTTGGAATACCTGTAATTTCAAATAATTCTTTTCGACGAAATGCAAACGTTTTATTATCTATTTTAAAGTAATTTGAGTATGTAATGAAATAAGTGTTGTCAAGGTTTTTGTGTAGCATTTTCAATAGTTTTTAATAGTGGGTTGCGTGTAGTAGGTAGTTAGGCGATATTGTCCAGAAATACCGCTAAACATCTTTGACATAAATTTTCTTTTGTTATTTTAGCTCCTCCTTTGTAAAGTTCTCCATCTTCAAAGGTTATTAATTCAGTATCACTTTCAGGAAATGAAAAATTTTTACTGCATAAAGTATCGTTCTTTCTATTGATAGAATTTAAGTGTAGTTTGTTTGTAATGTTCCAACTATTACTTTGAATCAAAACAACATCGCCTAACACTCGTTTGCACGCATTGTGGCATTCTGTATTTTTGGAAGTATCGGGCATAATTTTAAGTTTTGTAATTATCAGTTAAGTTTGGGTGTTCAATTCGCCACAACGACGAGCAAGCGAGCGAACGTTAGGGATAACCGCCTAGTATAGTGGAGCATTAGATTTGATTATTGGAACAATTTTGTAATGAGTAAATATTCCGTAAGTCCATAAATCTCCTTTGTCATATTTTCCATTATTAATATTGTACCACTCATATTCGCCATTTTCTAATTCATCATATTGCTCTTCGCTTTCGATTTTTATCCATCCGTTATTGTCCTCAATTCCTTTCAACGAAATTGGTCTCCATTTGATTAAATCAGCTTCTAAATTTTCCCATTCTATTTTGCCATAAGGATCATCTAAAATATCAGTAACCCCATTTATGCAATAAGAAATAGCAAAACCACTATTTTTATCGTAATTAACCATTGGAAAATTTTTCCAAGCTTTTTTTATTAATTCTTCTTTTAACATTTTTTCTATTGTTAATTGATTAGTAATTCGTGTTATATCTCTAACATACGCTTGTAGCTATATGCAGGAACTCCCTGCTCTTATTCACGATTTCGGTGGCATACAGCTACAAGCTTTTCCGTTATGCCTCAGCTTTGTTGGAATGGAAATTAGGGAGTCTTTCTTTTACTTTTTACTATAATTCATCAACAGGAA